GTTAGCTCCACCTCTTAAAGTTTTTTGGTGAATTTTGTTAGATACTTTTTGGATTTTAGTTCCTAAAGTTCCGAACCATTGACCTTGAGTGTTGTAGAAGTTACCAGTTGAAGCCCAAGCTGTACCGTTCCATTGTTTGTTGTTAACTGCTGACCATTTTTCAGTTGTAGCTGCATCTTGGATTAACATATCCATTAACTCTAAGTCAATCTCCATAGAGATGTACTCTGATAATAATGAAGTTAATTCTGCTTCAGCATCAATTGAATGGTAAGCGTTAAGATCTTGTGCGAACTCTGGAGTCCATTGTGCTTTTAATTTTCTTGTTTTAGCAACGATAGCTTCAGAAGCTAATGATACGTTGATTTCAGGAATCTTAATAGTTCCGTTAGCTGGGTTAGAAGCACCGTCTTCGAAGTCACCTCTTGTAGTGTCAGTTGGTTGACGGTTGTATTTTACAACAGCATCTGTTAAGTTAAGTGCAGTAAATAATGAACTTGTTGCAACGAATGTTACTACGTTTCCTGATACTGTAGTTAATTCTGGGTGAGAAGTAACATCTACTACTCCTGCTCCTGATCCTGAGTATAAACGGAAAGCTCTAACACCTTTAGCATCGAAATCTGTGTATCCTGTAACACCGAAGTTTACTGCGTATGTTTTGAATTGACCTGGGTTGATTCCATCTTGGTAAGCGATAGAAGCTGAAGTAGCTGTACCTGCTGTGATTGAACCTGTTGCGAATGATGCAGAGTTGATTGAGTAACCGAATCTACCTGCTCCATATAAACCTCCTGATACTTCTTCATCTACTGACATTTTATCATTAGCTGTAGATACATTACCGTATAGGTTTGAATTTTCTGCAAATCCATTAGCATTTGTACCGTATTTGAAGTCTAAGTAGAATACAAGACCTGAAGGTAAGTTCATTGGTTGTACAGAAACGAAGTCTTTAGCTGCGATTTGAGCGAATACTTTACGTACTAATGGTAAAGCAACACCTGCCCATTGCTCAGCACCAGAGCTAGCATTTCCTGAAGTAGTTCCTAATGCACCGTTTCCAGTTACGTTTCCTTCAGATACGATTTGTTTTGCTTGATTCTCAAGAATCATAGCCATGTTGTTTCTTTCGATTTCGTTAGAAATTCCTTCTAACAAACCTGATTTGGCCCATTTACCAGACAAACGAGCTGCGTCAGCTTGTAAAGTCTTATAGTTATTTGAACCTTCGAATAATTGATTTAATTCCATTTGGTTGTTTTTGTTTTTTTTTATTTTTCTTATTTAATGATTCCTGCTAACTTCTGCCATCTTGATACTTGCTCAGATACTTCTGAGATAATTTCTTTTGGTGCAGTTGTTTGTGCGTTACCTATTGCTTTAGAAGCAAAAGATCTGTGCTCTTTAATTGCAGTTGGTTTAGCAACTACATTTTTAGAAACTGTTTCGAAAACTAATTTTACTTCTTTAACTGTTTCTGCTTTGTCAAAAGCTGCGATAACGTTTACTTTTTGACCTTCAGATAAGTTGTTTGATTTGAACACTTTATTTACATAAAGTAATTTTGCGTTTAGAAGATTAACTTCTTGAAGTTGGTTTTTAAGAACGTTGATAGTTTTTAAAGCTTCGTTTAAATCTTCTTCAGCTCCTTCTCTTTGTTGAGTAACACCAGCTGCATCTTTACCTAGCTTAGATAGTTTAGCACCAATTTGTTTACCTTTTTCACCAAAATCGCCGTTATTAGCCATCTCGTGTACTTTAGCCATAATAGCTGATAGTCCGAAAATTCCCATTGAACCAAAAACTCCAACTAGTAATTGAGCTGTGTCGTTGTTTAAGAATGGGAAAGCATTAATAAGTTCGTAAATAATATCAATGTTTTCATCTAATTCTTCAGACTCGTTAATTGCTTTTTCTACTCCTTCTCTGTTCTGGGTAGCTTTAGCTGCTGCTCCTCCTGCTGCTTGTAATTTTTCAGCAAAAGCTTTAGCTGAACCTCCAAATTTTCCTGCTAGAGCCATATCCATTACTTTAGCGGTAATTGCAGAAAATCCTGCAAGACCTGCTGCGCCAAGTGCTCCTATAACTAATGATGCAGTTTGCATGTTTAAGAATGGAAACATTTCAACAAGTTCTCTAGCTCCTTCGATGTACTCCGGCCCTATTTCGTTTATGTTCTCTTCTTTGTCCATTCCTTCTAATTCTCTTAACAATTCGTTGATGTCGATCTCTTCTTCTTCAGAATCCATTGCTACCATATCTTCTTCTCCTGCTGGAGCTTCTTCACCTGGTAATTCTTCTTCTGATTCGTCATGACCTACTTCTTGAGCAACGATGTCTCTGATAAGGTCTTTTAAGTCATCGATAGACATATCTTCGATTTCTACTTCCTCTTCTTCTTCACCTTCTTCTTTTTCTTCTTCTCCTTCAGGAGCTTCTTCTTCTTCAGCTTCTTCTTCTTCTGCCTCTTCAGCTTCTTCTAAATTCCCGTGCGCTTCAGGGTTTTCAGAATAATCTTGATTTTCAGCATTGTTGATAGTTTCTTCCATTTTCTCTTCATCTGCATCTTCCATTTCTTGCAATTTTTGAGCAAGCATTTCTTTTAAGTGAGGAGTCAATGTTTCTTCTAAAGCTTCTTTAGCATTAGCAATTGCAGCTTCACGAATAGTTTTAGCTTCAGCAATAGCTTGCTTTAATAAATCTTTGTTTGACATCTTAATTTGTGTTTGTTTGTCGTACGTCTATTGTAGTGTGTGAGACGTAATAATATTTTACTTTATAGTAGATATCACATAAGGATCGTGATATATTCTTAAATAAATATACATATATTTTCAAAACATAAAAAACCCACCTTTATAGGGTGGGCTGTGTTTTATTTTAAAAGACTTGCTACGTAATCTAATATGTCTTGTTTTGCTTCAGGAATATCTTCTGGCTCTGTTGCTCGTCCGTTTTTCCATTCTTTCCAAGCTGATTGAAGTAACTCTATTGCTTGATCGAAATCAGGTCCCATTACCTCTACGTATCCTTCACTTTCTTGAATTGCAGATTTTTTTTCATCTAATCCAAACGGTTCTCCTAATACAGAATGAATTACAAATTCTACGTTATTGTGTCCTGCGTCGACTCTTATTTGTGCATCTTTTCCGTAGTGCTGTATTAGTCCTGATATTATTGATTGTAGCTGCCCTAGTGTGCCGTCAAAATCTCCTAACTCTTCTACTGATGTTACATCTGTATTTTCTTTTAAAAACTTTGCTTGCCAATTATGTATGCTAAAATCTCCCATTACGCTCTTAGTATATTGTTAATAATAGAATCCAATCTATCGTATTTTCCTACTGCTTGTTTTTGTTCATTTAATGAAATTGGATTCATAAAAGCTCCTTGTGTAGAAGGATTAGAAACGAAATCCCAACATACTAATTCAAAGTCTGGTTGAACCATTAAAGTTCCTTCGTTTGTTTGTGATACTGATCCTGTTCCTCTTGAAGAGATTCCTATTGTATGTCCTCCTCTTAATATTTCTTTTACGATATTTCCTGAAGGTGTATTTAATAATTCTACTTTACCCATTAAATCATCTCCATCCCACCATAAATCTTTTACAACATGTGATGCATTTTTTAAAGATACGATTGCTGATTCTGGGTGATCTAATTCTCCGTAAGCATTTCCTATTTTAACAAAATTCTCTACATAGTTACGAACTTCTTCTTCAAGAATTTCTCTTTTATAGATTCTCCCGTTTTGATTCTTTGCTCCTGCTCTCTGCATGATACCTGTTACCTCAAATACACCTGGTTTGGTTTTTGATTCGGTAAGAAGTCCTTTGAAAGGAGTTACATTTACTAATAAATTGTTCATCTTACTTATTTTAATAATTCAGATAACGGTTTTGCTTTTCTAGCTTCGTAAAGATTTTCATCCATTCCTTCTCTATCAGCTTCAAATTTATCTTGGTTAGCTAAACTTTGTAAAGCTCCTGCTTTTGCTCTATCAATTAAAGATAGTAAGTGTTTGAATTTAATATCTTTAGAAGTAGATGCTTGAGTTTGTGCTTGTTTATGTAATTTTTCAAATTTAGAAGGCTCAGTTTCGTACATTGTCATTAATTTACGAACCATGTCTTTGTCAGCTTCAGTGTCTGTAGCTTCAAATTGAAAATCTGGATCATCAGTAAAAGGATCTGAGAAGTTTTCATCATCGTAGTCAATTTCGTCTTGATCTTCGTACCCTCTTGGATGTGGAATATCATCTGCTTCATCATCTCCGTACATATCAAACTCATCTTCACCGTTATAATCTTCAACATCGATTACTTCTTCTGATAATACTTTTTTGATAAGTTTTTTAAAGCCTTCTTTTAATTCAGCTTTTTTCATACCATTGAAAGTGTCTACAGTATTTTTTGCTGTAGCATCTACCATTTGATCGTGTTGATCTACTTTTGGATTAACTCCTGCTAATTGATTTGTATAGAAGATAGAATCTTTACCTAAATTTTTAGATACTTTTGCTAATGCTTTTGCATATTCTTCAGCTGTTGGTGTTGCTTGAACTCCCATTCCTTCTAACTCAACTCTAATTCCTCTAAGGATTTGTTCGTATGGATACTTATCCATTTCGTTAGTTGGTTTGTATCTATAATCTGTTAAGTTATTTTTAGTAAGTCTAGCTTCTTCTACTCTAGCCTCTTGAATCATTCCTCTGTTTTTAAGAATTTGAACAGCATCATCATATCCGTTAAAACGAGTTACTAAATTTGGAAGTTCTCTTCTAGCATCAGCTAAAAAATTCTCTTTAGAAAATTTTCCTTCTTGAATTCCGTTATACTTTTCTTGTAATGTTCTCATGTGTCTTTATTTCTTTTTGTCTGAGTAATTTTCTATTGCTTTTTTTGAAGGATTTCTTGGTTTACCAATTACTTCCATTCCTTGTTTTTCCATATACTTAACTGCATCTTGATCATACATTCCTGCTTCTGAAGTAAATGCGTTTGGAGTTACATAGTCTCCTGCTCCTCTTTCATTTAAGTAGTCAAACATTTTTGTATGTGAGGGACGTTTAGGTCTTTCAACTGTTTTATAACCTAATTTTTCAGCTGTTTTAGTAGCTACATTTTTACCCTGTCCTTTTTTAGAAAAAGCATATTTAGTTAAATAACCTCCTACTGCTCCAGTAGTGCTCATCTCTTCTAGTACTTCCTGTACTGCCTTTACTATTTGTGATTTTTTCATAAATTTCTTAACTCATTTACTAATTCATAGTATTGCATTAATGAAACTAGATGATTATCTTCTACTTTTTGAGTATTTTTTATAGGGGTAATTGCTTTTTGAATTTCTTCTAATTTAATCTTAACTACTTTATCAGCAACGTTTTCTTTTAACGTAGAAATTTCTTTCTGTAATTTAATCATTTCTTCGTTTACCACGTTTCTTAGTCTTGTTGACGAATTAACTGATACAATAAACTCTTTTAAAATGTTTTTTTGTTCTGGAAGTAGATCTTTGTATTGATCATTAAATTTTTCTAATAGAATTTTATATGTCAATAGTCTTAAATCTTTATCGTATTTAGAATACTCTTCAATTAAAGTATCTGATACTGCTTTGTTTGTTAATTTACTCTGAGTTAGGTGTTCTAAAATAGTAGTTTTGTTATCTACAAATACATCTAAGTCAACAAGTCCTGATGTTGCTTGTGCTTCCATCAAACAATATAAAGCTGCTAATGGCTTATAAGATTCTACTTTAATAGAGAAGAACTCTTCTAAATCATAATGACTTTTAAGCTCTTTTATCAATTCATACTTCTGTTTCTTAAGTGAATTAGCATCTAGTTTTCTAGAAATCTCTACAATAGTACTAAGTACTGATTCTGCTTTTTTTGATCCTACTCCTTTATTCTTTAATACAAAATCGTAGAGTTTAAACTCTTTTACTAGTGTTGTATTTCCTGTATAGAATTTCCTCAGTACTGTCAATGCCGGGGATTCTCTTTTTGATAGAGTATCTGCAGCAATTTGCTTTACTAATAGTTCGTAGATTAAGCCTGTGTTTTTATACTTACTGTGTTTAATACGCATCTTAGGTATGTCTTTGTTATAAATAGTGTCTAGTTATCTAAATCTTTAATATTCTCTTCATTTAAAAGATCTGACTCTTTCTCTACCTCTTGTTCAAAGAGATTTTGTTTTTTAGCAGTGAATATATTCTTGTTTCTAAGAAAAACTGACATTGTATTACTTATATTTTCTCTTACATTTTCGTTATCACTTGGAAAACCGCC